AATCCGTATGGGAACTCAAATAATCCTGATGTAATGTCCCAACCAATGAACCCACAAGAGGGTATGCAAAGCCAACTACAACAAGATGTCGAGATTCGTCCGCGACCCCCTCAAACACAATACATGAGTGAAGAACAAATGTTGGAATTACAATCTCTTTCTCATCAACAACTACCTTCTCGTGACATACCGATGAATCCATCACAAATCACACAAGACGAGCAAGCGAAACCAAATTATATTCAAAAGAAAGTACATTTTGACGATTATGTAAACGAACATTATGAATTCAGCAAAAAGGAATTCGAACACCACGAAAAAGAGAAAGACCAAGAACGATTTTGGGACACATTATTAGGGGAAGCCCAAGTGCCTCTTTTAATAGGTCTTATTTATTTCATTTTTCAAATGCCTATTATTAACCAGTATGTATTTAAAAACCTGTCTTTTCTATCCATTTACAATGCAGACGGGAATTTTAATTTTTATGGGTTGCTACTAAAAAGCATTATGTTTAGCATTGTCTATTATGTATGTATTCAATCGATACACTTTATGGCGACTCTGTAAATAGATGTTCTTCATAACATATATCTACAACAAATTACTTCAATAGTTTTTGAATACGACTCATTACGCCGTTACTGGGTTTCCTTGCCTTTGCGGATTTATTTGCTTTTTTTGCTTTCGGTTTCTTTTTCTCAGTCTTGTTCTCAGTCTTGTTCTCAGTCTTGTTCTCAGTCTTTTTAGACGGTGTTGTTTCTACACGGGATTCGTCTAACTGTAATGGCACATAACGCAAGAACCATCGTTCAAACTGCTTACTATTACGATTTGATTTCAATTCTTTGAATTTTTCTGCCTTTTCAGCACGCATGTCTTCCAATGTGGATTGTCTTCCAATGCATTCCATATTAAACCGGTTTAATACCCCTTTTTGGTTTAATCGGTTCTTTTCTTGCACGTCAAACAAGAATTGTGCCATACACAATAAACGGTCTGCCCCATATTCTCCTGCCTTCACATATAAAAAACTCAAGTAAAACGTTAATATCGTATCAATTGTAGCAATGTTTACTTTCGATTTTCCTACTGTAATGGTATTATAAGAGTGACACGCAATAGGTTCATAAATATAAGCCAATGTTTCTTTACCAACCATTACTTCTATCTTACGGGGGATTAATTCACCAACCGCTTCAATTTCGACTGTTTGAATATCTTCAAAACCAGAACGCTTTAACTCTTCACTTAAAATAAGTGCTGTTCTATCAATCTCAATAGATAAGACATCAAAATCGGGCACTTTCTTTAACCGGTGTTGTACGTTTTTTGGCATATATTGCGAATAAATACTGGTAGCATATGCACCAAAGAAAACGACTCCCTGGTCAACTAAATTATTACGTATGATTTCATAGAGTGTATCCGAATTGTCTTTATTAGAGGATTCCATATTTCGTTGAAAATCGATTTCACTACATTTGGAACTTTTCAATGGATAAAATTTATTTAATAGCGTCAACCGTTTCAACACTTTTTCCCATCGACTGACATCACCTTCCGGTCGCGATAATTCCAAATACATTGCCATACGTAAATAATTAGGTGGGGCATATAGGATACCTGCCCGCATAATTGCTTCCTTTTGTAATTTTGAAAACAAAGGAGTAATTATTTCGGTAATATCTGCGATTGGAATGTAATTCACAAATACTTTGAACGTGCCTTCGTGAACGCCTGACTTCGCTTCTACATCTTCATACCCAGCTTTGTAATAAATGTCTGCTAATTCTTTAGCGTGTTCCAATGCGTTATTCGAAAAGAAGTCATAATCGGGTAGTTCCAACTCCGAGTCATAAAATTGAGCATAACTGGGTAGAATATTATTGATTGCCGTTCCTCCATAGCAAACCAGTTTTTTACTAATAATAAAGTTTTCCACGATTTCCAATATTTGTTTAATTTCATTACTGGATATAACACGACGCGAGCGGGTTTCTTCATTTTCATCTACGGCTTGACGTAACACCGCTAATTCACATTCGTGAAAAGTCATTGACCGATCGCATACATCGGGTCTCTTATTTGAAGCACTATTCTTCTTTTTTGAAATTGACTTGTTTTTTGGCATATATCTATTTATATAATAGATATATAATTTACAGTGTTCTCTTTGTATAATAACTAATCGCGTGGGATAAAGGCACAAACGCACTTTTATGTTCATTAAAGAATTCTTCGTATTGTTCTAAATATTCATCGGGTTGATAGAATTGTAATGGTACAATCTGGATACCGTGGTCAACAAACAGCTCTTTCAATTCTGGATTGCTGGTTCGTTGCATAGTATTGGGAACAGCCATTCTGTACTTTTCAACATTGGTACAATAGTCGCATTCGTCCCCCTGTGTTAAATTCATAGATTGTTCGTTCAATACTTCGCTGTATTGATTAATGGAAAGTGTGGTTGTCCCGCTATTTATATTCACATAATCGGATACATCGTAGCACGTACGGTCTGACGCTTCACATACAGAATAATCCTTATAGTTTTTATCAATACGATTGTCTAATACCAATACAACTTTTCGCATGACATCCTTTATTTGGGTCTCGCCGGTCACTTGTTCACTATACAAATAATCTTTCAATACAAAGTCTACGGATTTACCGATTGCTTTGTAAATGCTTTTATCTTTGGATTTAACCCGCAAATGAATAAACAATGGGTCATTTGGATTAGGAGATTTTTGTGAGAAACCAGTAGAAATGGCAGCAGCAAATGCATCATCTAATAATAAAGTGTTATCTGTTTCTATCATTTCATAATCTTTGTCCAAGGTATAAGAGACCATTGGCTTGCTATCAATATATAATACTTCAAAGTCTAAGAAACGACACCCTCTTTCAATTACATTGCGAATGGCGTTACTATTTACATAGTTACCCGTCACAGCACAGTTGTATGAACCCTTAATAATGTATTGTTTTAATGATTCATTTGTGAAATTCTTTGACAAATTTGCAATGTTTATAGGAAGGCTACTTTTTAGTTTGTTTACTTCTCCCTCTTCGGTATTGCCAAATCCTGGAACTGAAAATCCTTCCTTTTTATCCCATACGCCATACAAAGCAATACGACGCTTTGCATCAATTTGAAAATGGACGTATAGCATTAATATGATAGCCAATATAAGTAAAATCCATTGATAATATTTCATTTACAATATTGTTAGAAATTATATTTTAACAACGAACAAATATAATGGTATTATATAACTTAATAGTAAATGGCAGGTGGATTACTAAATATTGTATCAGTTGGTAATAATAACGTAATTTTAACTGGAAACCCTACCAAAACCTTTTTTAATGTTACTTATAGCAAATATACGAATTTTGGATTACAAAAATTTCGAATAGATTACGATGGGCAGCGGGAATTACGATTGAATGAATCTTCTACCTTTAGTTTCAAAATGCCGCGCTACGCTGAATTGTTAATGGATACGTATATTGTGGTTACACTACCCGATATTTATAGTCCGATTCATCACCCTGTATTCGATAATACAGATGGGACAGCCGGTGAATGGGCTCCTTATGAATTTCGGTGGATTAATAATATTGGTGCAATGATGGTAGAAGAAGTCGAAATCACATCAGGTAATATGAGCCTACAGAAATACACTGGGAACTATATTGCGTCAGTAGTAGAGCGGGACTTTAGTGAAGACAAAAAGAACCTCTTCAATAAAATGACTGCAAATGTTCCTGAGTTCAATGACCCAGCCAATTCAAACAATCGTATTAATACGTATCCCAACGCAGTGTATACGTCGAATACTGCTGGGTCAGAACCTTCTATTCGTGGTCGTAACATCTATATTCCATTAGGCGCGTGGTTCACAATGAACCCTGGGTGTGCTCTTCCTTTAATTGCACTACAATATAATGAGGTTAAAATTAATGTAACGTTAAGACCTATTCGAGATTTGTTTCAAGTCCGTGATGTATTTGATTATCAAAACGATTTTCCATATGTAAAACCCGATTTCAATGAAGGACGGTTTCAAATGTATCGGTATCTACAAACACCTCCTGCATTTGATTTAACATCAACCAATTATACCAATCAAACCACCACGTGGAATGCAGACGTCCATTTGTTGTCAACTTATTGCTTTTTATCAAAAGAAGAAGCTACCAAGTTTGCACGCGAAGATCACGTCTATTTAATAAAAGACGTTCACGAATACAACTTTGAAAACATAACCGGAGCAAAGAAAATCAAAGTTGACTCAAGTGGTATGGTTGCCAGTTGGATGTTTTATTTTCAACGAAATGATGTTAATTTACGTAATGAATGGTTTAATTATACCAATTGGCCTTATCGCACATTACCACAGAATACTGAAATATACGATAATGATGATGAAGAAGGTAATTTTCCCAACGTTCATCCAAGTAATACTGTACGTTCGGGTTTCTCAGTTACAGGAAACTTTAACGTTCAAAACCGAAAACATATTTTAGAAACACTGGGTATTGTTTTAGATGGGGACTATCGCGAAAATCTGTTAACCCACGGCGTATATGATTACTTGGAAAAATGTACTCGCACCAAAGGTAATGCGAAAGAAGGGTTGTATTGCTATAACTTCTGTCTGAATTCTCATTTGTCCGATTACCAACCTTCTGGCGCGATTAACTTAAGTCGGTTTAAAACAATTGAATTGGAACTGAATACGTATGTACCACCGATTGATGAGATAAATTCCAGTTTTGATTTGATTTGTGATGTGGATGGTAACCCAGTTGGTGTTCGTAAAGCTAATTGGAGATTATATGATTATAATTACAACATGACCTTGATAGAAGAACGATATAACGTTATTTCATTTGTCGGGGGAGTTGCAGGTATGATGTATGCAAAGTAAAATACGGATATTGGACTCTATTTTATTATCATTATAATATAAGATACTCACTTATATTATGAACCCTTATGATAAAAATGATACAAAAAAATGGAAACTGAAGGGATTTAGAAAAGGAAACAAAGAGGCTACTGATTTCCAAGTTGAAAGCATGAAAAATAAAATCAAACAAGTTAAAAATCCTAAAAAGAAAATTATTAATATTCAAAATATTGAACCCTTAGTAGATGTATTAGATCCGTCTTCAAATGACGTTATCGTAGAAGACGTTGACAGTGATAGTGATAGTGACAGTGACAGTGACAGTGACAGTGA